GGTACCCCTTACCCAGAACCAATACGACGCCCTGTACAGCCTGTGCTTCAATATTGGAGAGACCAATTTCCGTAAGTCTACCGTACTACGTAAGATTAACGAGAATGACCTCAAAGGGGCGGCAGACGCTATCCTAATGTGGAACAAACCAGAGGTGCTTATTAACCGTAGAAAACGGGAAAGAGCGCTATTTTTAGGGGCATAAAAGCCCTATTTTTTGCATTATTATATACAGAACAACCTTAAGGAAAAATCATGGAAGGCTTTAAAACAAACTTAAAGATGGTAAAAAACTTACCATGCTACAAAAAAGGCGGTGCTGTTTATAAGTCGCGTCACTCTGAAAAAGCTGAAATGAGCGAAGATGTGGCTCAGGACAAAAAGATTGTCAAAAAGGCTTTTGCCATGCATGACAAACAAGAGCATCCTGGTGAAAAGACTGACTTATCCAAACTGCGTAAAGGCGGTCGTGCTAAGAAAGATTGCGGCACTGTACGCAAGTACAGCACTGGTGGCGGCGTATACGGCGCTAAGAAAACCGATGCTGATATCAAGAGTATTGATAAAGCCAAAAAGTTTAAACCGGCAATGCTGTGCGGTGGCAAATCCGTAAAGAAATATAACGGCGAAGACGGCAGCTATGTGACTAAAGCTGTTGACGCTGTAAAATCTGTTGGCAATGATCTTAAAGATAAAATCCTTGGAACACCAGAGCAGAACCGTATTGCTCAAGAGCAAATGGATAAGCAAGCAACAGAGGGTTCTAAACTAGCTAAAATGCTTGGCGGAAAACCTAAGAAGATGAATGAAGGCGGTTCTCTAAAAGAAGTTGATGCACAAGACAATCCAGGTTTAGCTAAATTACCAACTAACGTACGTAACAAAATGGGTTACATGCAAAAGGGTGGTAAAGCTAAAAAGATGATGACCGGTGGGACTTGCTCATAATGCCAATCAAATCAAAAGATCAAATGGCTGCTATGTACGCCGCCGCTGAAGGTAAATCCACTTTGGGTATTCCTAAAAAGGTAGGTAAAGAGTTTGTTAAAGCTGGTAAAGCCAAACCAAATCTGCCTCAAAAAGTAATGAAGCGAGCCGCTGGCCGCGGAAGGTAACAATGGCGTATTCCAATACGTACAACAAAACCAAGATCACTGTAGATCAGTTGATCTCGTACGCCTATCGTGATGCTGGTAAAACGGCAGAAGAAATCACGCCTGAGTATGTTAATGCTGGTCGTCAAGCACTGTTCTATATTTTACAAAATAGCGCAAACCGTGGTATTAATATTTGGTTACAAAAAGTTGAAGTACTGGGACCACAGACTAACCAGCAGATTCTTTACATGCCACCTAATTGCGTGGATGTATTAGAGGCTAACTGGGTCTATATTGTTAACCCATCCATCTCTGGTGTGTTGCCAGCGGATAACTCATCAGCTCCAATCCTGTTTGATCAAAATACTAACAGTGATTTAAACTTACATGCAACGTCTACTTTATCTGAAAACTACTTTGGCGCAGCGTACGGCCAACAAACTCGCATATTTTATGTTGGTTTTAATGCCTATGCTCCTTCTGGTACTGCTATTTATAATCTGGACCTTGAGGTAAGTAATGACGGCGTTAACTGGTCTGTATGGGAATCGTTGCCAGAGACTACTTTATCTGACCGTAACTGGGCTTACTTTGGCATCAACGTAACACAACAGTTCTACTACTACAGACTGAAAAACCGCGATACAGCTAACACATTCTCGTTGCGCTCTATTCAGTTTGCTCAAAGCCAACAAGTCATTCCAATGGCAAGACTTAATCGTACAGATTATTTCTCGCTGCCAAACAAGCAATTCCCAAGTCAGCGCACACTACAGTATTGGTTTGATCGTCAGATCGTTCCACAGATGTATTTGTGGCCTGTGCCTAACAACAACTTCCAAGTGTTCTCGTTTATTTTGGAATTGCAGCCCCAAGACGTGGGCTCACTAACTAACGAGCTGTACATGCCAGATCGTGCTGTTCCCTACTTCCAAGCTGCTCTGTCGCACAAACTGGCAATGCAATTGCCGGACGCGGATTTAAACCGAGTAGCGTATTTGGAAAAACTAGCGATGCAGGCTCGCACTGAATTTGAAGACGAAGATCGTGACAAGTCACCGATCTACTTCCAACCTAATATAAGTTACTACACACGATGAGCGTAATAATGACCTATGATTCGCTGGTACTTAATGTCCAGCAATACATGGAACGTAACGATCCAGACTTCATTGCGCAGATTCCCAACCTGATTGCGTTGGCTGAATCGTCAATTGCGGCTGAGCTCAAGACTTACCTGCAGCTCATTGTGGTAGAAAGTAATTTAACACAAAACCAAACCGTGCTTAACAAACCAGCACGTTGGCGTAAAACGGTATCCATGAAAGTAAATGGCGCACCAGTGTTGCTTCGTAGTCAAGACTATATAGCGCAGTACCTATCAGAATCTGATAACGGTAAACCGCTGTATTATGCTGATTATGACTATAGTAACTGGAACTTTGCACCAGCACCGGATCAAAACTACCCAGTAGAAATTATTTACTACGCTGAGATTCAACCATTAGATCAAGTGAATCAACAAAATCTATGGACAGCTATTGCCCCGCAAGCTATGCTATACGGTACACTTTTGCAAGCTCAAGGCTATTTAAAAGCATTGGACAAACTGCAAATGTGGAAGGGCTATTATACGGATGCATTGGCAGCCCTCAAACAAGAAGACAAAGCTCGCCGTATAGATCGCAACGTAACGGTTCAGGAACCTTAAAAAATGTCAACGACCCCAGTCTATACCTCACCCTTTACAGGCACCGTTGTTACACCAACGGATGTATCTTATCTTGCTCTCCCTTTTAGCGCAAATCAAATTCTCTACTGGCCTTCTACTGTTAACGGTAGCGAGCCTCCTGCTGCCCGTATTATTGATTGCGTTGCTGCTAGTGATGGTCTCACCATTGCTCTACCGCAAGCTGATCAGGGCACCTTGGGAGCAGACATTCTTTTCCGCAATTTGGGATCACACGCGTTCATTGTTACCAATTTTATTGGCGGGGCGAGTGTTACTATACCGGTGGGTATTAGTAAATACTTCTATCTTACTAACAATACTTCTGCTGCTGGTGTTTGGAGTAATGTAACCTTTGGTGCTGGTACATCAGTTGCTGATGCGGCTACCTTAGCAGGTTATGGTTTGACAACTGCTAACGGTAAATTAGCTACTAGCCAAAACCCAATTCAAATTACTGCTACACCAACAATCAATGACTCTAATCGTGCGTCAACTTTTGTTTGGAACGCTGGCGCAGGAAGCATTACATTACCGTTAATCCAAAATTTATTACCAGGGTGGTATATTGGTTTTAGAAACAACGGAACTGGCACAGTAGCTATTAACCCTACATCTCCTGATAGTATTAATAATCAATTATCGATTAATACTAATCCGGGTGATTCTGGTTTTATTCTTTTAAATAATGATCCTAACAACCTTGGGTTTATTACTATCGGTCTTCCAAACCCGACAACCTCTACATTCACTGCAGCAACCTATGACGTAGACTCAATCCCTGGAAATACCTTTAGCTTAGTATCCTTTGCGCCAATCATTCAAACTTACATTGCACAATCTGGTACAAGACAAAGTGATTTGGCAGTAACTCTGCCAGCGATTACCCAGATTTATGTGTTGGCAAATAACACTAACCAAAATGGTTATAACATTACTTTTCAAAACGAAGGTAGTACTCAGTTACCTCTTACATTGTCAAACGGTCAAATTGTTACTGTTCTGAGCGATGGAGAATATTTATACCCATTAACTAGTTCTACCAGTGGTGCAGTATATGCTTCCGCTGGAAGTGCTGCGTTACCATCTTTTGCATTTAATACTGACATCCATACTGGTATGTATTTATATGGTACAGGAATACTGGGACTGTCTGCAAACTCAACTAATATTGTTAAAATAGATAACTCAAACCCTACCAGCCCGTTGGTAACAGTAAACGCAACACTAGAAGCTCAATTGATTAGTGGTGGAGTATTTACCTAAATGGCCGCTGATAATCAGCAACAGGATACTTCACAATATACTTCAATCTACAGCCTAGCAATTCCGGCTGGGATTAAGCGTGATGGTACCGTATTTCAAAACGACCAGTATACCGATGGTGTATGGTGTCGTTTTCAGCGTATGGAGCCCAAGAAAATGGGCGGCTATCGCACACTGTTTACTGGTTTAACAGGAATTGCAAGGGGTTTAATTTCCCAGCCATATAACGGTGTAAACTATATTTTTTCTGGCAACTATAAAGAGCTAGATGTTTACACCACCAGCACCAGTTACGGTACTGGTAGCGGCCCGTTTATTGCTGAGATATTACCTGGTACGGCGTTTGTTAGTCTAACAGCTAATACCACTGTCTCGTTTACTGTTGCTGGTAATAAGAGTGCTTTGTTTCCAGTGGGTACAAAAGTCATATTTGAACAAAGCAACACTGCTACGGTATACACTGTAGATGTTATAACAGTAACTGCGGATAGCACTATTGTAGACGTTATCGGTGGCACGATTGCTGGAAGCCCGACAAAAGTTTATTTGGATAATGTTCCCGTATTTGTCCCAGATCCAGTTGATGGACCTTATCGTAATATTTGGCAGTTTGATGCACAGTTTAGCCCACAAGGTGGCGCACTATCTATCTTTGCACACCCCGGTAAAAACTTAACTAACATTGACAGCGGAGTTACCTCTCAGGTTTTGGTTGGAGAGATTACCCCTAACAATAATTACCAGTGGACGTTTACCGGGTTATCAGATAGTGAAGGGCAAAACCCTACCTATCAGCCAATTAGTGTAGACGGCGGTGTATGTGTTTTGTATCCATTCATTTTTGTGTATGGATCAAATGGCTTTATTGCAAACAACAACGTAAGCAGTACTTACCTTGAACGAAACTTTTATGATTGGAATGGTCCGTTAGCTAACCAAACTAACGTATCGTCATCCAAAATAGTTAAAGGAATGACCATGCGTGGTGGTACTAGTTCACCATCTGGTTTGTTTTGGGCTACTGACAGTTTAATTCGTGTGTCTTTTAATTCACAGGCAACTAGTATTTACTGGACATACGATATTATTTCCAGCCAAATCTCTATTATGTCGTCTAACGCTGTTGCAGAAATGGATAGTATTTATTACTGGATGGGCGTTGATAGATTTTATTTATACAATGGTGGCGTTAAAGTGCTGCCCAATGATAAAAACGTAAACTATCTTTTTGACAACTTAAACTATGCTCAACGTCAAAAAGTATGGGCTACAAAAGTACCGCGCTACAACGAGATTTGGTTCTTTTATCCTAGAGGCACCGCTACTGAATGTACCGATGCTATTATCTATAACGTAAAAGATCAACTGTGGTATGACGCAGGTCAAGCAGTTGGAGCTCAACGCTCTTGTGGTTACACAACAGAATTGCTTCCAACACCAATTTGGTGTGACTGGAATTACAATCCTATTTTTAGTGTGCCTCACTTTGCAATAGCTACTCCTTCGGGAGAAGCTGCTCCAAATGCAAACCAATTGTATTTAGCGGGTGACCAAACGCCGTTGTTTAGTCCTGGTGACTCTTTGTGTTTTGATTCTGAAAACAGTTTAAATAACACATACCTTATTACTTCAAGTCAGTTTATTTTTAATACAACTATTGGTGGAGAAGGTGCAACATTAGTTACTTGCTCTACAGATTTTCCAGGACCGATAACCGCTGGTAGAACAGTATTTTATGTTACTGGCGGATACAATATCTGGCAACATGAATATGGTTATAACGAGATTAATCTACTGGGTCAGTTTGCAGTATACTCAAGCATCACAACTTGTGACATTAGCTGGCTAACTGGTAACCCAAGCCAAAACGCTTTGCAAGGTATTAATCGCCGTATGCATTTACGCAGGGTTGAACCAAACTTTTTACAAAATGGTAATATGGCTATGACCATATTGGGCCGTAAATTTGCATCGGGTCCTTTTGAAGAAACTTCTGGGCCGTATTATTTTACTCCGGATACTGGTAAAATTGACCTTCGCGTAGAGCACAGATTGGTTAGGTTAAAGTTTGAATCTAATACAATTGATGGTAACTATGAGATGGGCCGTAACTTAATTACTGCAGAATATGGCGACGAACGACCCTAATTTTCAATCGTTCTTTCCATGTCTTCCGGACTACATGAGCTGGGAAGATTGGAATGGCGAGTTGGCTATATATTACGGCCAAAAGAATATTGAGTTTTCGCCAGAGGAAACCTGGAAAGACGGCGCAATGAATATTGTTTTGTCCGAAACTTTTGGCACTTACCCAGTTCCAAATCCAGATACCTACGGGACTTGGCAAGAATGGGCTATGGAGTTTACTACTATTATCAACGGCCCTAGTAGATAAAAAAGGGCGTAAACCCTTGATTGTTTGCATTATTATATGCATGACAATAGATAAACTTTCAGACAAACAATTTGACGAGTTCTTTGAGCTGGTTAAATCTATGGTGTCAGAAGCAGAGTTTAAAGATGCAAAGCCAGAACGAGAAATCATCTGGAAAATTCATAAAAATCCAAGTGTTGCTATTTTTATAGCAACTGAAGAAAACAAAATTGTTGGGTTTTTAGCGGGAATAAAAAGCCCATATTTTTTTAGCAACAAAATGCGTGTTTGTGACATAGGATTTTATGTTGTTCCAAAGCACAGAGGTTCAAGAGCAGCAATTCGATTATTGGCCAAATTAGAAGATTGGGCTAAAGAAAATAATATAGTCGATGTTTGTATTGGTCAAACAACGGCAGTAAACATAGAGAAGACCCAGCAATTTTATAATCGACTCGGATATAAAACTGTGGGTTTTAATACAGTTAAACATTTGGAAAAATAAATATGTGCGGCGGATTTGTTGGAGACACTTTAGCTAGTATTGATCCCGGACCAGCGATTGGTGAGGGTTTATCTGAGGTTGACAAATTTGTTAATAGAGAAGTGCCCGGTGGTTGGGCGCTTCCGGCGACTATTGCGGCGGCGTATGCAACTGGATATGTTGATCCAAGTTTGTTTAGTTCGGAATATGGCACCCAAGTTGTAACAGAGCAAGGGCAAAATGCTTTTTTTGAGGCTTTAGCTAATGGCGCTAGTAGTGAAGAAGCATTAAAAGTAGGTTCTGCTATTGATACATTACTAAGTACTGCCGCGGGCAAAGAACTTACAGATTTATCTGCACAAGAATTAACCGACTTTGCTAAGAGTGTTGAAAACGATCCAAGTTTTGTAAAAAATGCCAGCGGCAATTTTGTCCAAACGCTTGATGATGGATCAACAATTACGCTGGACGCTAATGGTAATCCAATTAGTGCTACAGACGCCCCTTCAGATCCAATTAATTGGAAAAATGTAGTAAACAATCCAGTGGCTAAAACCGTTGGGTCTAGCCTTGCTAAAACAGCCCTTAATACTTTATTGGGTTCTGCTACTAAAAATTTAATGGGGTCAAAAGGATTTAAACCTGTTGGTCAAGGTGGCTTGTCTATGACCGATGCAACAGGTGATTTACGTACCGGTATGGAACTTACGCCGGGGCTTACGTCAAGCAGCCCTAATTATTCTTTAGATGTTGTTTCAAAAGTTAATCCTGAACTTTATGGTGTTCCAACAAACACAGCTTTAAATAGTTTAAATCCTCAACAACCACAACCACAACCACAACCTCAACCATTTGCAGCTGGCGGTTACGCTATGGGTGGTGAGTATCAAGAACACAATCCATCTTTTTACAGTGAAGGTGGTATGGAAAACCGTTACGTTAAAGGTGACGGTGACGGCACATCAGACGACGTTGCTGCCATGTTAGCAAATGGCGAGTTTGTTATTCCCGCCGACGTTGTAGCAGCGCTAGGCAACGGCAGCAACGATGCCGGAGCACATGTATTAGATCAATTTTTATCAGTTGTTAGAGAAGATAACCACAGTAACGAACCAGATGAACTACCGCCAGAAAGTAAAGGCCCACTAGATTATTTGGCACAAGCACGGAAAAGAGCATAATTATGGCAGGCTTAAGTAACCTCACATCAGCCACTGAAACTAAAGCAACGACGCTGCCGTCGTGGATGAACACGGCACAGCAAAACGTTGTTAACATGGCAACTAATGCATCTGGTAATGTACCTCAAATACAAAACACAGCAGCACAAGGTGCTATTAATCAGCTTAGCGGCCCTCAAAATCCGTTTACTCAAGCGCAAACTACTTTAGGTCAAATTGCCTCTGGCGCTGCTAACCCATGGATCGTAGATCAATCAACTGGTCAAGTAACACCTAACACTAATACAGCTTTAGGTGGTTTGTTCCAAGCACAAAATCAACAACTGCAACAACTAGCGCCTAACATCATGGCGCAACCAACCGCTACTGGAATCGGTACTGGTCAGTATGGTAGCTTGCGTTCACAGACTGCGGCTGATAAAGCATTGGCTGATGCACAGGCTCAGTTGTTTACCGCACAAAACACTGCGGCATTAAATAACCAACAGACCGGCGTTCAAGCTGGTATTGGCATGGGTAACGTTGGTTCACAATACGGCTCAACGGCTACCAATTTAAGTAATTTACAAATGGCAGCGCCGTACGCTGCGGCATCTGGTTTAGGAAAAACAATTGCTGGTATGGGCTCAATTCCTGAAACAATAACTAGCACTTCCCAAGCATCTCCATTAAATCAATTTATTGCTGCTGGTAGTGCGTTACAAGGCGGTGCATCAGGCTTAAACGCATTCTTAAACCAAATTAGCCCCGGTACAACTATTTCTAGTTTGTGGAAAAGTTTAGTTGGTGGTGGTAGTAATCCATTACCTAAAAACATGACACAACAACAAGTTGATTACTCTAAAAACGGTTGGATACAGCAACCCGATGGTTCTTGGCAAGATGAAAATGGAACCGTCGTGGCGGATAATAACGGCAATATACTGGACTAAAAGATAATTATGTCTGAACAAAACGAAATACAAGCCCCGTTAAGCGCACAAGTTAAACCTAACCCAAAAGGCGGTTTTTCCGTTGCTGGTAATGTACCTTTAGATCCTACAGAAACTTCAAGTCTATTAGCTAGAATGCAGGAGATGGTTGACCAGCGTTCAAGCCCATTAAATCTGTTACTTGGTGGTTTAAAGGACGCATCCGCTGCAGTGTCTGGTGGTTTGCATGGCCCATCAGAAGCAATTGCCCGCCGTGATGCACAAAAAATGGCAGAGGCACAAGATCTTTTTAGAATGCGTTCTGATATGGCAACTCTGCGTTCCGCTCAAAACGAACAAGAATTTCTTAAAAAACAATATGAAAATATTACTCTTCCAACGGGGGCAACTACTACTGCGGGAGGATCTGCAACGTCTCCTATCCCTGGCTTAACTTTTCAACAATATACTCAAATAATAAATGATCCTTATGTTCAATCACAATTAGATACTCTTAAAGCTAATGATTATGCAGGTAGATTAGCAATTATAAGAAAAGCCTCTGAGACAGCATTTGGTGCTAGACAAAAAGGAAAATACGAAGCCGCGGGTAACAAACAAGAGCCTTACACTATTTCGGGTATTGGTAAAAATGGTGGCGATGGCACGGTTATGATGACGCCGAATGAAAAAATAATTTTTGACGAAACAAGAACATTGCCAGATGGAACCGTTGTTCCTAAAACTACTCCGGTTACTAAGTCAACTACAACGCCCACATCAACTGTAACTCCTACATCAACTGTAACTCCTACATCAACTGTAACTCCTACATCGGGCCAACCTAAATACTTAAATACTTCTGCCGCGCAAATAGCAAGTAAATTGGGAAATACAACTGGTGCATTTACGCCTGAAGAATTTAATCGTTTAATTGGTACAGAAAGTAGTAATGATCCGTATGCAATGAATAAAGATTCAAAAGCAATGGGTATAGCTCAATTTATGCCAGAAACTTTAATTGATTTACATAAACGTGGCATTAAGTTTGATCCATTAGATCCTGAACAAGCTAAAAAAGTTGCGTTCAATGAATTAAACCGATTGTCCAAAGAACTTGGTAGCAAAGAATTAGCTTTGGCAGCATACGGCGGTTTTAAAGATAAAGATCCAACTAAATATATTAATAATATTCTTGCGGGAACCCCAGCAAGCGCTGCTTTAGTTAGCGCTAAAACAACTAATGAGCCTAAGCTAAGAGACTACCCAAGTAAGGCAGCCTATGACGTTGCTATGGAATTGTACAAAGAAGAACAAAAGATTGACATTGAAAAGCGCAAAAAAGAAACCGTAACTGCCGCTGAAGAAAGTGGTAAGGAATATGGTAACATTGGTAAACAAAAAGAGCAGGCTGCTGATACAATTGGTGCAGCTAACCGCGTAATTGATTTATCAAATGATCCAACATACAGTAAATTAATGGGTTATTTTGAAGGCGGCAATCCCGCCGCATCGTTCTTAGTAAAAGCCTTAAACTTTGGAACGGCTAAATTGTTTGGTCAAGATGAGTTTGAAAAAGCTGTCGCCGCCCTTGGTTTTAATGAAACTGAAAGAGCACGATTACAACAATTAAAAGTTGATGCATCTAAGTTAGGTATTGAATATACCGCGCAAATGTTTAAAGGTGCAAGGCTTGGTATTGGTTTAGAAAAATTAGGAAGCGAAGGTAAAGGAATTAGTTCTGGTTATACTCCAGAAACTAACAGACTGTATGCTGAAATTACCAAGCGGAACGCTGAGTTTGTTATTAGCGCTCACAATAAATTTAGAGATGAATGGCTTCCAAAACACCAAGGTGCTACATGGGGTGACTACTTGCGTTCAACAGAATACGATAAAATGCTTGAACAACATGTGGCAGAAGAACGCAAACTTACTGCAGGAACCGGCGTAGTTGTTAAAAAATTGTCTGCAGATGAAGCAAAAAGCACTGAAGCAAAAAGCACTGAAGAAAAAGGTGGCAGTTCTTTTGACAAATATGTTATAAAGAAAAAGAAATAATATGGAAGAAAATTATTTTGATGTTGACGCAGCATTAAAAGAACACTCCGCAGAAAAAGTTGCTGAGCATTTAGCAAAAATTCATGGTGTTGATCGTGAAGCGTATTTAAAAGATGGGATGACAGACTCTCAGTTTTTAAATGAGTTTAAATTAAAACCGCTGCCCGCCGCTGAAACACAAGAAGAAACTGTACCTAAATCTCATTTAGAACAGCCAAACATTGCAGTAAACGTTTTGGGTGGCGGAGCTGCAGCTGCTGTTCCAGCCGTTGCGTCATACGGAGCTAACAAAATACTTAGTGGTACGCAGCACGCATTAGGATTAAAACCGGGGGTTGCAGCACCGTCCGCCCCACCTGTTGAAGTACAAAAACAATTTGTTTCTCCCGAAGCAATTGAACAAAGAATTTTAGAAAGCGGCAAACCGCCAAGACCACAAGGACCAGGAGATGTAGTTAACTGGGCGCTTGGTAAAACTCCAGAATCTGGTCAATATGGGCGAGGTTATTTAGGTGGTCAAAGTCAAGCGGAAGAAGCCGCGTTACACGCGCAAGCAGATGCTCTTGAAAAAGCTAACCCTGGAATGAAAATTAAACAGGGCACCGCAAACCTATTAATTCCAGAGGCAGAATACAACAGACTAGCTGAAGAAAAACGTATTGCAGACCTTGAAGCAAAAAACGAATTATCTACTAAAGCTAAACAAGCTGCGGAGTTACGTGCAAATCGTTTAGCTGAAGTAGAGCCTAGCACTGGAAATAAAATTGTAAAGGGCGTTACAAATATTGCCAAGGCGCCTGTCCCAAATAGATTTGCGCTTGGTTATAACGCCATGGATGCATTGCAAGCTCAAAATCCTTTTGAAGCTGGCGTCTCTACCGCTGGGGCGTTGTCTCCCTACGTAGTTCCTAAAATTGCAAAAATGCTTCCTAAAAAATATAGGAATATTGTTGAAGGAGTTGGTAGTGCTTTACCATACGCAGCACCTGCTATTAATGCTTTAGAGCGTAAATTAATTGCTCCTAAAGAAGAAAAAGCGGCGGGCGGTTTAACTAGTTTGTCCAGCGGTGGTAGCCCACAGCAGAAAGCGGCGGGTGGTGCAATACAGCATTTTCAAAAGGGAAAGTTGGTAGAAGAGGCAGCAAAGGCGGCGCTAAAAAAGCTAAACCTTGCTGACTTTGAAGGCAAAACTTTACTAGGTACTTTAGCAGATCGCACTAAAGTTGGTGATGGTCTCAAAGGTGGACCAATGTTCCCTACAATTTACCCCGGTGCTGCATGGGCTATGAATGCTCCCGGTGCTGCGTCTCGTTTAGTAAATGCTATGCAGGCAGCTGGTGGTCCAGAGTCAACTATTGTGGCTCCAATGCTAATGAAAAACACGGCGCATAAATCTAACCGCGATGTTGCGGATATGGCTGTCAATCAATTTAAGCAAAACTATGAGGCTGGTTTATTTACTCCAGAACGGTTGGCTGAAATTGAAAACAACATTCGTAAAGTGCCGGGTTTAGAAAAACATCCGGGTTTATTACATCCTGAAGCCGAAGACCTGTTGCATAATATGACTTTTAACCAACGTGGTAAGTTGGTAAATTGGCTTGGCTCTAAAGCAAAAACCAATCCTGCAATGGATTTACAAAAGTTGCTAAGAGAAACTGCAGAGCCCGGTCTTTTTGATGAGCCATTAGGAGCTGTTGGTCCTTCTGTATTTAAATTGTCTGGTGAACAATCTTATAAGCCGGGCCTACATAACTCATACGATTACATTGTGCACGGCGAACCGGTAGGCGCAATCAATCCTATCCCTCGTGAGTTTTTATTCCGTGATTTGGAAACAAAAGCTAGAAAAGAATTAGGTCGTTCACTATCTGATTACAACTACCGCACTTCTGTCGGAGTTCCTTCCCAGCTTATTGATGATAAACTATTAAAGTCATTAGACGAGCTTGGCTATTTAAAACCTGAAGGCTTTGCCCCCGGCGGTAAGGTAATGAAGGCTGCTGTAGAAGAGTTTAAAAAGAAGTTTACCCCTGGCTTCTACCACGGTAGTCCGTCAAATAAAATTGAAGTGTTTGATCCTAATAAATCAATGAAGGATCCTATGATGGCTGTACGAAATGCTACTTTTGTTTCGCGCAATCCAAATTTTGCTGAAAGTTTTTTAGTTAATCCTGAAAAAGAAAAGGTTGTATCCGGTGCTACAATGTACCCCGTTAGTGTTAATTTAGGTAAACATTTTGATGCAGCCACACCTGAAGGCAGTGAAACAATAAAACAATATTTATTAAATAAGTATAAAAAAGAACCTGGTTTTGATGACGTACTAAATCAAAAACATGAACATTATATGGATCGTCTAACAGATCCATTAAATAATTGGAATTTATTAGAGTCACCAGATTTATTAAACTATTTAAAATCAACCGGATATGACACGTTTAGTGTTACTGAGGGCGGTGTTAAAAACGTTGGTATCTTTGATCCAAAACATATCCGTGGTAAGTTTGCTAAGTACAACCCAGAAGACGCCGAGTCGCCCGACTTTATGAAAGCACAAGGCGGCTTGGCTAAGATTAAAAAGAAGTAATCACTTCCGGTAGCGCTTGCCTACCCAGCCCTCTGCGGCTAGTGGGAAGTCAGGCGCCCACTCTGGTGGTGTGGTCATAATCCGCACCACATCATCTAACGCAGCATCTCCCTTTGCCTCATCAACTAACAGGAGTACTTCATCGTGTATGCTGTTAATGATATCATAACCCTCACTGTCGAGCCGCAGCATAGCGTGTGCCAAGAAGTCTCTGGCGGTACCTTGCACTGCACTTTGGAAAATGGAGGATCCTATGAGAGCATTACGGCTCCACTGCCGAGTGAAAGTATTCTGACTATGAATGGTAACGCCTCGTTTCTGAGCACCCCATGGAGTGGTAAGCAGCTCGAGCTCTGGCCGCTGCCAGCAGATCAGTCTGCCACTAGGTAGTCGCATCCACAATGCATTTCTTGCAACCTTCATCACAATATGCCGGTATGCCGCAAAAGGGTTACCGGGATTTTCTACTGCAGCAATCGCTGCAGATTCGCACGCTGCCCACAAGTCCCTCACTCGAGAATATGAACTGCGGTAGTTTTCTACTGCGGTCTTGGCTTGCCCCTCAGTCAGCGTGACCCCCATCCCCTCAGCATACTTAACAAGACCTTTAGCTCCTTGGCCAAACATCGCACCGAGGACAGCAGACTTGCTGACCTGGCGTTGATCCTTCGTGACTTCATCATAGCCGATTCGGTATAGGCTATCTGAAGCGAAGACTTTGTACTCATCCAAGCCTTTCCGAAAGAGAGCCACCTTGTCGTTTTGTCCTGCGAGCCAAACCCCAACTCGGTTTTCAATTGAGCTAAAATCCACGTCAACGAAGGTTTTGCCACTTGGAGCTCGTATGGCGGATCGTACCAGAGAAGAGAGTTGTTGCATCGTGCCCACTCCTTCTGTAAAGACCATTGGTATCGCCAGTTCAATCTCTTCATCGCTAAGGGTTGGTCGGGCAATATTTTGTAGATTGAGCCCACCACGGCTCGCCCAGCGGCCAGTACTAGCGCCATGATATACCAATGTATTCCTAATTTTCCCATCTCTCTGAATCTCCATCATTTTAGCGTACTTAGCCACGCTAGTTTGGCTGCCTTCTTGTCTAAGCTCCAGCGCTTTTTTTACGTGCGCGTGAATGCTGCACTGCAGCATTTTTGATACGGTCTCGGCGGTCAAATCGTCCAATTCTTTATAACCACTCGCCACCAAAGCCTTATTAACCCAAGCCAGTAATTTGGCCCTCTCAGAGGGCTTACAACCGGTCAAGGCAAGGCATTCGTTATCCAAGGCATCCTGTGCCCTTACCACAGCCAAAACGGCATTGTGGAGCTCGTTAGGGTCCACAGGAACGCCTCTAAGGTTGATCCGCTGGGTGAGGGTCCAGATGTCTTGTTCGACGTCGTTAAGGGGCCTTAAAACGCTTCCTATGGCCATCTCTGTGCGTACGTCTTGGGAGCAATACGCAAATAGCTCAGCCATCAATTCTGGCTCGTTGTTAAACTCACCCTTTTTGGTGGGTTTACAGAGCTTTTGGATCAAATAACGCCCCCTAGTGTCTTTTTGGTGGGTGGCGTCCATAAAGACCGCCGCATCGCCTAGAGCCTGGGGAATGTTATTGGCTGCTGCAATAGCCATCGTGTCAATGCACTGCTCTAGCTTTAATTCAGGCCAGCCGTACTTAGGCACACAGACGCAGTTCCAGATGGCGTACTCAAACATGGCGTTCCATGCTTGGATCTTGCCACCACCACGCACATAGGCTAACAGATTATTAAGATCCAAATTAGCTGTTGGGTGTGGTACGGTTACTCTTACATTATCTGGGGATGTGCCAAACGCAATACACAGAACTTCTGTGCTGGGGTCGTTGGCGTAGATGTCTAGCCCTTGTTCGGCTAGGTCGATGGTGCTGCGTGTTTCAAAGTCAATTGAGTAAATTGTCATTTTATAAACACCAAAATAGATTCGTAGGAAATACGTTTTGTGCTATTTGCACCAAAACGCATACGTGGGGTTGGAACATCGATCTTTTTAACTAATCTAAACCCAAGCTCTGTTAAACAATCTTGATGCCATTTTGTGACATCGACCTCAACACCTTTTCGGATGTGATTTGAAATATTTATTACAAGAATACCATCTTGTGGAAGGATATTAAAACATTGTTCATATACTTTTCTATGAAGTTTTTTATATGCCTCTCCCCATTGCATCATCCCTGAATTATTTTCAGATAGACGTCTACCTAAATAATGCCTATAAGTTATTCTTCTTGAATCGTCTTTTGCTTCGTGATGATCGGCCATACGATTGCCGTATGTTGGTGATGTGCAAATTGCATCAACATTGTGTTGTTTTGCCCATGATAAATCTTGAGCATCCCCAATGTTCCAAATATCCACGTTATACTTACTGGATTGAACCCATTCAGGTTCAAGTTCGTTACAAATCACCGTACCGGTGTAACCATGCTCTTTAATTGCTGCCAACTTACCAGTTCCTGCAAATGGGTCTAAAACGCATTTGCTATCTTGCAATAATCTAGCAAAAATCGGTAAAAAACTTTCTGTATATACTGCTGGGTGTTTCATATAAGCTCCTTAGGCAAGCCGACGTATCGGTACACATATAATAATGCAAAAAAAGGGGAGCCGAAGCTCCCCAAAACGACCACCATGTGAAATATTTAAATCTCGCACGTTCCAGCGCTACAGGCTAGTTGTTGCGCCCCTTCGACGTTGTCGGTGTTTTCTTTGAAGTCTTCCCAGTTGATTGTGGGAATTTTGGTTTTGAGCGTGTTGTAGTCTTCTTCGCTGCACTCTTCGTACGGCGCTTGGCGGTAGGTTCCGCCGTCGTACGGGAGGTAACTGACTCCTGATATCTCGCTAAAATTTCTCCAAGTCCAGGCTCCGACTTCAGGCCAATCACTTTCACTGACGGAAATGGTGACGCTTGGCTTGTGTTCGCACCAGTGTCTTTGGTACGTGAGCCAGAGTGCAAGATGGTCGATAGGAGAATCGTCTGCTCGGGTGATACCGGCGTGTGCTTTTTGAGGAAATCTAAACACAACCGTCTGATCAGGTTTATAAACGCATGCTTCATTTGGG